CCGATGATCCTGAACATCTTCCGTTCTAGGCGCTCGATCTCAGCGTCGTACTCTCTGATCAGCTGCGCGTTGTATCTGAGGTCGACTCCCATGCCGTTGAGTTCTGTGAAAGCCAAGTTGTTCGCTGTCTGTACCATGAAATCGTGCAGACGAACCAGTCCCCACTTCTCACCGTCAGCTCGCGGCCGGACGGGTTCGGCGAAGTCATCAGACTCCATGAGGGCCATATTGTGCTCATCGAGCGCGAACGTACCGCACGTATCAAACGCGTTGTACTTATAGAGCACAGGAAGTGGGATGTTAGCAAAAGACTTTGCCTTTCCCGTTCCGAGGTACTGCTTGATTTCGTCGGCGTACCTTGGGTACCCGAGCTTCTCTTCGAGCTGCTGCTTGAGTCCATGGTGGCCTGGTCTCTCGTCAAGGATGTATGATTGCAACATTGTGTCACGGTGGAACACAAACGGGACCTTCTTGTGGGTCCCTTGCTTGTCAAACTTTCCGTTCTGTGTTATGATTGTGCAATGACGTAGGTATAGTCTCAGACACTCAAGGACTGCATCGCTACGGCAGGCTGTCTTGCCTATGACTATGGCTTTATCGGGCGCGTAAGCGAGACCGATACAGAGTAGGCGGTATCGGTAGGGATGGTCAAAGGAAGTGTCTTTGTCTCCAGGAACGGAGGTTTCAATGTCAAGAGCAACACAGCGAATCCCTCGTCGTTGCATCTCCCGAAGGCCACGGATAGCCGTGATAGGATCTTCCCAAACAACATAGCCTGGCTCCTTCCATGGTGGGGGCGGTAGTACAAGCTTGCCGAAGTCGTTGGCCATGCTGGGAAAGAATGAAGCGTTCCTCAGACAGGCGGCTGGATGATACGAGCTATATATCTGTACCGCGGGAAGGTCTGCTATCTCACGAGCGGCGCCTACTCTCAGGCGGGTGATACTATCTCGTGTTCTAAACAGTCCTTGGGCTGGGACGTTGCCAAGTGCGATGACCTTCTTGACGCCGCGGTCCTTGAGCTCGGCTATCAGCCTCGGCCTGCATGCTTGGACTGCGAGCGAAGGCGGTTTGATGTTCTCCCGGCGGTGGACACAGAGGCAAGCGTTGGTCAGGAATAGCTCGCTCCGTTCGATGTGATAGTACTTTAGGACCTGATCAAGAAGGCGCCCAGAGGCCCCGATGAAGGGCTTGCCCCTGCGTATCTCATTCTGACCTGGGTTCTGTCCGATAACCGCAATATCTGCCTTGGGCGGTCCGTAGCTAGGTACATAGGCGAACTCGTCGTCAAAGAGAGGGCACGCGTGACAGTTCGCTAGTGGGTGCCTCTTAGGTGGCAGGAGCTCGCTCAAGGGCGACCCTCTTCGCTTCAGGGGACGTCATTACGTCCCAGAGATCTTGGTTCAAGACCTCCTCGGCATTGAGGTGAGTCGTGGCAAGGCGCATAGGCTTGCCAAGGAAGTTGAACCTATGTATGTGATATATGTGTGGTGCGCCTAGCGGTATGCTACTGCTGTCTGGGTGGTAGTAGACAGGGCCTTCGATGTAGTGAACTTGACCTTTGGCTGGGCCGTCGACAAACAGTACAGGGGTCTTCATGGGTTATCCCTATACCACTCTATGGCAGCATCCAGGGCAGTGTTGTGCATACTGGAGCCGGGACCCGGACCATAGTAGGCACGGTATATCTGCCTCCTGAGGCCTGTGGGTAGCCGATACCAGTCATCGCGACAGGCGAGTTGATTGGGTACTACTCGTCTGGTGCAGCCGACGGCTGGACACTCATGTGTCATGTCGTGATCGGCGGCCATACTGGACTCACCTCCCGTAGCGGTACCTGATGTCCCTGGTTCGGTAGAGCGGACTCCGTTAGCCACTTTATGTTCCGTCCAAGGAGCTTCAAGTTGAAGCTATCCTCGTCTAGATCAAAGTAGTGCCTCGGTCTCGGTGTGTTGAACTCGGCGACGTCCTGCATGCTTTTGTCGTAGAAGGCTGCCGTAAACGGAGCGCATGTATCGAGGCTACGCACGACTCCTTTACAGGCTGCAATCTCGCCCTCCCAGGCATCGTTATACCCGAGCAGGTGGAACCCGAACCGCTCTGAGTACTCATCGGCAACCAGCATGGCTAGTTGTGCTCGGGCGTGCGGATCACTGCAGGCGCGCGAGAATGCGCGGCCGGCAGCTATGGTCTCGACGAGCGGCATGAACCTCGCTACGTGATCAATGAACTTAGCTGCCTTAGCGATAGTGTCGCCATGTGCTACAGCCATAAAGCTCATCTTCACCGAGCCGTGTGTCGCCTGACAGAACCTGTCCCAGCGCGTGAAGAAGTACTGCATAGCCCTTACGGTCCCAATTGGATCGTTCAGGACGTCCGGAGCGACGAGCTCCTGGACTCCATAGGCTGAGGCTCTGGCGATCAGTTGGTCAGGTGTCAGTGGTTGCTCTTCCCAGACGCCATTGTCCATGATGACGTAGTGGCCAGTATCGCTACCCATGCGCCGATAGTATTGCAGGTAGTTGATGTTCTGCGGCGATGGCAGCATCATCTGGTACCTGAACGACTCGGCATAGTGCATGAGCGACGAGGGCGGTATGAGTGCGATCTCCATTAGCAGTCCTTGTACTCTTGTAGATACATCGCATAGGCGAGGACGGCGAACACTGCCTTGTCGAGGTATGAGTCCATGACTGGCTCGTTGGTTGGCTCCATTCCCGGCTGGTTCAATTCTCGCAGACGGGCTAGCTTTTGCAGTTCGTTGAAATCTGCAGACTGATAGATCCTGAGGCCGAAGTAGCTAGCCGTGAACTCGAAGTTGCTGAACGGTGCCGCCTTGCTCGCATAGTCCGCTCGCTTGCGCTCAGCCGTCTTGATGATCTGGAAGATGGCGTTGTCGAACGGGTCTTTCAGATGTAGCGTAATGGTCTCGCTGCCGTTTGTAGCCTCAGGCATTCGGTGCCTCCCAACTGTCTCGTTCGCGTCGTCTGCGCTGCTGCAGGTAAAGCTCGCGATCCATCTCGCCTGGATCGTAAAGTACTTGTCGGGTCCCCCCGCCGGGAGTGGCAATGGTCTTGACGATATAGCCGTCCTCGTTGCGAGCCTGCTCGGGAAGTCGTTGACGGCGAGCGCGGCGTTCTGCTCTTGCCTGCTCCCATGCAGGGGATCGGTGCTTACGTCGTTTACTCATCCAATGCCTCTCAGTAGCTGGAAGAACTCCGACTTGGCGCCTCGTGAGTCCTCAAGGTAGACGCCTCGCATCGCGGACGTTGTTGTCTCAGTTCCGTGAGCTAGCGCTCCGCGATTCGTCATGCACGAGTGAGTTGCTTCCATAACGATCGCGACGCCAATTGGGTTCAGGATGTCCATGAGCTGATCGGCTAGCGTAGTCGTCAGCTCTTCTTGGTTCGTTAGTGTATGCGCTGCTGCCTGCACGTAGCGCGCGAACTTTGAGAGACCGGCGACCTGGCCGTCAGGGATGTACCCGATATGACAGACACCGGTGAAGGGCGCTACGTGGTGCGCGCAGAGGGATACGAACTTGATGTTCTTATTGATGACCATCTCGCGGGAGTGAGACTTGAAGGTCGTGAAGCGCCAGGTGCTCTCGTCCCCGTTAGTGAGGTCCCGGACCATCTGAGTGAACCGCCGAGGCGTTTCAGCAAAGTGCTCGCTAGTGGGATCGTAGATATCCGGGCAGACCTTTGTAAGGAACGCCGAGAACAGTTGCTCGGGCTCGTACATGCTTAGGATTGCGGGCTCTTCGACCATCAATGCCTCCTCAGTGCTGTTCTGAAGTCCGTTCGTATCGGTTCGGGTAGTGCGTTGAGCGCATGCTCAATGTGCTCCAGAGTGAGCGTACCAGGTTCGTATACCGCCCAGGTCTTTGGTGTCTCGCTGACGCCTATCGAGACAACCTCGGGATACAGCGTTGCCGCGAAGTCATAGAGATGCTTGGCCATGTTCTCGGCGGTCGGGTTGAAGTCAAAGGCTGGTTTGGTGCGCAGCTTGAGAAGGCCTTCCCCAGGCTCTCCTATGACGCGAGCTAGGTTACCGTAGCCTAGCCAGCGGTGGTCTAGGGTATCGTCCAGCCATTGTTTGAAGGTACCTAGCTCGCCATAGTCTATGACGAAGCCTTTGTGGTCTACTTGGTAAGACCCGAGAGTGATCCTGATCACGTAGTTGTGGCCGTGAAAACGCGAGCACTGATGGTCATCAGGCAAGTCAATCAAAGCGTGAGCGGCACTGAAGCTGAAGTCCTTGCTTATAGTGTACACATTCCTCCTTTATTGATCCCACCCTCCGGGCTCTCGTGCATCCCGGCTACCCATAGCCCACGTAGTTAGGTCCTCCTAATGAACAGGGCCCCTGACCGCACCGCCGGCCAGAGGCCCTGTCCGTTAAAGACTGGCTCGAGACGGGGCGACCTTACCTCTGGCGGTACCTTCCCAGTACTCCACGTAAGTCATCCTCACGCTTCATCGCGCCGGACCAAAAGCTCTCGAGCCAGCCCGCTAGTTACGGCAGCAAGGAGTCAGACTGCTGCCTTGGAGCGCCGGTCGACGCCGTCTGCTTGTAGGGCGAGTACCCCTGAGCCTGGATCCAGTAATCCGGGATGTCGGGGAACCGCTCCTTCTGCTTCCGGTTGACTGCCCGCCGGACGTACAGCTCGCGGCTGAGGTAGAACTCCGGCTCGGTCGGGACGTCGAGGTCGCCGTTGCTGTCGAGGCTGTTCTCGTACTCGCCAAGCGCCTTGAGGATGCCGACGATGGTGTACAGAGCGCCCTCCCAGAGGCAGGCGTTGACGAAGTCCTTACGGTTCAGGAAGTCCTTCGACTCGCGGTTGGGAACCTGCGTGTCGGGTGAGTCCTGAACTGTGAACTCGAAGACCAGCATCGGCTTGCCGATGTTCTCTCCATCCGCCGGAGACGACATCGTGACGTCGGTGATGGCCATGTGGTACTTACCAGCCGGCAAAGGCTCCCGGTCGCCTGACCTGGACTCTTGCTCGCTGACGTTCACTTTGATTCCCATGATGAATCTACTCCGTTCTACGGGATCCGTTTCCGTCTTCTGTTTCCGTATCCGTTGACTTGTTGCCCGCCGTGATCATCGGGTACAGGCTTGTCATCTCGGGTGCTTCGATCACCCGAGGTAGCTCTCCCGTCCTGCTCTTTGCGACGTAACCTTCAGTCAGGCCTGTCAGGAGCAGGCGCTTCTCCTCAGTGACTATGCTGGTCCGGCTGCCCTCCTCTCGCTCTGTGAACTGCTTGGTGTAGAGGTAGACGACGTTGGAGAACATGCCGGCAACCTGATTGCCGAGCTTACCGGGTAGGTCAGGCTTGATCCAGTTGACCCCGCGGTTATCCCGAGACTCAGCCTCATGGCAGCACATGATGAAATTGACCGGCAGGTCCCGAAAGCCGCGAACCAGTCGGCGCATCTCTGAGATGCTCTGACCCCATTCACGTTGAGATGGTACATCAGGATTGACCTCTCCGCCACCGGGCCTGCCCTTCACCATCAGGGTGTTCATGATGTCGCGCATGGAGGTCTTCTGCGCCTCCGTGCCCGTATCGATGATCCAGGTCTTGAAGTACGGTCCCGCGGTCGACTTGCACTGAGCCTCTAGGGCATCTCTAACGTCCCAGAACTGATCGAACTTGTCGATCTGCATCCGGACTACATCAGGAGCGACGACTCGCAGTGTCTCTGCCTCCGCTGCGTCGGTTGAGAGATGAATGACTGGACACATTGCAGCTACCTTGCTCGCGCTTGCAGCGAGCGTGGTCTTCCCAGAGCCCGGCTTGCCGTAGATCAGCATCTTGCAGTACGGCTGAAGTTCCCTAACCGGTGCGATGGGGATGCCGGCGAACTCTGTTGGTACGCCTGGCGGGATGACTCGGCCGCTAATTGCTCCTTGCTCGATTGCTGATGCGGCCATCACTTTGCCTCTCCATGTGCCATGAAGTCGGCAATGATGTTCTGAACGTGCTCTCGGAGCATCTCGACCCGCATGGGGAGCAGTTCAGGAGCGGTGAACGCTAGGTCCTTCTCGAACTTAGTGATGGCGGCTTGTAGCTCTTCTTCGAGTGTCATGCGTGGTGGAGATGTCATGCGATACGTTCCTCTCTCAGAATACGTGCCCTAACGAAGTAGGGCTCCAGTTGCTCATAACTGGAGTCTAGGACGTCTTGATAGTGTCCGCCACTTTGGCGTTCAAGACAAGGCTCCTGGAAGGGACAACGTTCGCATTGCATGCGGCCGGAGTTAGGGTAGATCGGAGGGTTGCCAATGTACTGCTCGATAACCTGCGTAGCGAGATCTGCACCTATTGTTGCCAACTGGGCAGTACTCTTGTAGACGGTAAACCACCTGAAGAACTTAGGACCGAATTCAGCTAGCCACTCAAGGTACTCGTCATAAAGTCCAAGTTGGAAAGCAGCCGGGTCCCTCTTGCGTACCACTTGCTTGAAGATGACCGGATCAGTTCGCTGGTTATGAGCGACCGAGAACTTGCGGCCGAAGCGCGGTTGCATTAGCAGTCTAGGCCTCTTGGGGAATCCCTTGTAGACCTGGACGTACTTAAACCCTGCAAAGTTGAGGCCGAGAGCATGAACGAGGGCCCACAGGTAGGTTGCGATCTGACCATCCAGCTCGAGGACGATCTGGTCCTTCAAGAGCATGGCAGTAGTCTTCCAGTCAACAAGCCAGTAGAGGCCATTGTGATCAACTAGCACTGCATCCGGACGAACGCCGTAGTAGAACGGCTTTCCGCAATGAGGGCAGACGAGAGGCGTCCTTGAAAGGGGGTCGAGGATCGGCGCAAAGGCTTCACGCTCAACAGCAATCGGCGTGAAGTTCTTCCGATCCATAGTGCGAGCTACTAGGCGCAGCATACCAGTACCGAGCTCGATGCGCTCCTGATAGTCGACTTCCTCTTCAGGGTCGAGCCGATAGTGCTCCTTGCGATCTAGGTACTCGCGCTGCTGAAGCTCACACGTATCGATGAACGCCTGCTTAGCACGGCGGTACAACTCGAGGAGCGGCCAGTCCCACGTTGCGGGAGAGTACAGAGTCTCCATCCCGACGTGGAAGGCAGTCCCGAACTCAAGAGGAGCGGGACGAATGAGCGGTGAGTAGCCGTCGACATACTGCCACTGATACTGAAGACGACAGCCTCGAAAGGACTTGAGTTGAGATCCGTGCACCTCATGGATCGCACTCAAGTCCATCTATAGGCTCTCTCTCGCTTACGTTATAAGTCTATTATATCGCGAGAGAGTGGGCCTAATCAAGGCCATCACACTTGGTTGACTTTTAGGAATTTGTTGGTGTAACCGGCGGGGAAGTTGTCGGCACAGGCGTTGTTGGCACTGGAGTAGTCGGTACTGGTGTAGTCGGCACCGGTGTGGTCGGAGTCGGAGCAGGCGTCGTAGCCACGCCAGGGATGACCGGCTCTGAGGGACCGACTACTATCGGTGACGGGATGCCTGGAATGACAGGATTCGGATAGTACTGAGGCTGGTAATAGCCACTCTGCCGGACGGGCGTAGGTGAAGGGCTTGGTCCCGGAATGTAAATGTATGGCCCCAGCGGTGGCTGGTGAGGGAACAGCTGCCTGATGACGCTCAGCGTGATAGTGAACGACGCGACCGGCGTTATGATAATGGCAGCAACGGATCCTGTGATCAGAATCCAGGTCGGCGGTTTCTTCCTCTGTTGCCTATGCTTGCTCACGTGGACCGGACGGGATTCGAACCCGCGATACCATGGCGGCTGATCAGTTCCGCTCCTCTTGCTCCGGCCCTCGACCTGGCCCGGCCGCCAGAGGGGGGGAGTCTGGACAGCCGGGCCAGGCGCTAGGTGGTTACTTATGGTGTCAGTACTAGTACTAGAATAGCCAAGACGACTATTACTGCTGTCCAGAATAGTATCCGCCAGATCAAGTGCGCCTCGCGTCGGGTTCCCAGATGAATTTGTGCAACTGTACGTTGAGGTTCCAGGCGAGGTGATGCTCGAGTACGAACTTGACGATCTGCCTCGGCGGCAGTTGAGCGTCCCAGACTGGGCCGACGTAGACTTGGCCTGGGAAGTCCTCCATGTCATAGAACTTATACAGATGAAGCGCATGTTCTAGATCGGCCCGGTTGGCACAGGTGAACTTAATGGTGTGCCCGCCTGCCTCCCTCATCGCGTGGTAGTTCGCGATTCGAGTCGGATCGGTGGCGTCTTCGCCTGAGCCCGGTAGCTTCCAGTCCATGACGACCTGACAGAGCTCTATGACAGCGTCCGGGTATGGTAGCGTTCCGTTGCTGAACATCTCGACCGGCGTGTGATAGAACGTAAGGGTCTCGATCAGCTCAGTGATATCGTCGGCACGTTGG